AGCGGTGTATGCATGTACATCAAATCCAGTAGATACTTCCTCAATTGCAACTCCATCCTGTGATAAAAATGCCGCCACTCTGAACTCTAGTTGAGCAAAGTCAGCCTCTAATATTTTGCCATCTATAAATCGTGATACAAACACTTTCTTTACAGGGAATGTCTGACCACGTGGCATGTTCTGCATGTTAGGGTCAGCACCTGACAGACGCCCCGTGGCAACCCTATGTTGTAATAGTCTTACATGTAACTTACCATCCTTCTTGGTGTGTATTCGTATGCCATCAACAAAAGATGACAAGTAGGTTTCAACAGCCGATAGCCTACGAATGTCACGCAGGAAATCAACAGCATCGTCCATACCCTTGCTATGTGCGGCCTTCTCTAGCATCTCAAGATTACCCTTGCTTGTGCTAAAGCCATTGGCACTAGCCCATTTAGCATTAGGTGGCATAAACTTTAAGCCAGCTACCTGCTCAGTAGGTTTGTATAGATAACCACTAGATGCACATGGTATACACTTATGTGGTTTAGCAAAGGGTGTTCCGTCCTTCTTTGTCTTACGAATGTATCCAGTACCATTACAATCACTACACTGTTCAGCATACGTTTTGTAAATACGTTCTGTCTCTCTTCTTATCAAATCCTTAAATGGTGCATCCTTCATGTAGGGATGTATAGCATTAGACCACACAGTCTTATCCTTAACCTTGCGACTGTAGATAACCCAAGACAATTGCTCTGGGCTATTGAGATTGATAGGCGTGTCACCCATGATACGCTGGATGTGTGTCTTCAAACTCTCATGCAACTCAGACTTTTCTTCTTCAAATTCCTGGCGCACCTCGTCTAGTTTTGACAGGTCCACTGTAAATCCTCGCTGATAGATACGAGCAAGACTTACAGCAAACTGATTTGTTAGATCAACTGTGCCTCGCAAGCCAGCACTTTCTAAACTATTCAAACTCACCATCAACTTATCTGACAACTGCTGTGTTGCATGAAGGTCAGAAGATAGATAACCACACAACTCTGCATGAGGAATGTCACGAGTTGAATACCCCTTCTTGAAGTATTCTTTCAGTGTGTCCTGCTTCTTGGTGTCCAAGTCATATCGTTCAGCACATGCCTCAAGAGACAGTGGTTCTTTTATACCACGCTGTAATACATACTCTGCCAGCATTGTGTCAAATACAGGCCCATCATACGTAAAGCCTGATTCCCACAACCACAACAAGTCGTGTGCAGCATTGTGCATGATAAGCACAGTTGCTCTATCCAGCCAGTCTTGTACTATAGTGTGACCATTAGGGGTCTTATCGACCTCTTTATGATCCAAGGTAACGAGAACCTCTTCTCCTTGGTCACTCAGCATACCAATCATAGTCAGGGAGTTGTCTGGTTCAAAGGGATCAAGATGCATCTTGCCATCCCGATGTGTGACAGTATTCTCTACGTCAAGTGTTAGTTTCATAATTACACCTCATATCTGCCTATAGTATAGTTTAGTTCACAGTGTACTCTACCATGCCAGCCAGTCAGTTTGTTCTTGACTACGCACAGATGACGCTGTGTGTCTTCTTCGTCCTGCCCATCAACTACAGGGTTCTTAGCGATCAGCACCATGAGGTCTGCCTCTGCTGCCTTACCAGTTCGTGAACCTTCCATCATACTCTGGTTCAATATTGTCTTACCCTCTGCCTCTGCACTCAACTGTGACATATAGAATACAGCACAACCATATTGCTTGGCGATCATCCTAGCATAAATGGCATTAGCCTTGAGTGCTTCGTCAGGCCGTGAGTAGCCAGACATTGTAGCGAATTTATCGCCCATGTCAAGGACTAAAACATCAGGCTTGTACGATTTACACACACTCTCTACCCAAGACATGTCTCTGCCTGTAGAATCTTTGATACGAATCTTATCATACACAGGGCGATACAAGTCACGTGCCTTTGCAGGATTTTGCTTAACATCCCACATGGTCAAGCCTGTGGCTGCAGTTAGATATCTTGCGGCAACACGATGGTAACTCTCTTCGTTACAGAGTACAATACAGTTTGCACCTTGTTCAGCAAACCCACCAGGACCAGCGATCAAACTTGCGTGGAAGGATGTCTTACCTGTGTTGGGTCTAGCACCAACCTCAATAAGATGTCCATCGTTGACACCAGAAACTTTGGTTGCAAGCGTTGGGATATTGAACGTCCATCGTGCTTCCAGATCATTCTTAGAGATGATAGTATCAATCGTAATGTCATCCCACTCAATGTTTAGGTTGGGTGTGAAGTCATCGTTGTATCTTTCAAGAATACGCTGTAAGGGTTCTAGGCTGGACTTGTCGCCATTCACATAGTCAAACCCCAACTCTGATATCTCTGCCCCTACAACCTGCTGAAACAGGCGAGAAAGCACCTCTCCTGCTACATCATTACCTAGTGGGTCAGTGCGCTGGATACGATGGAAGATGTTGCTATATGCTTCTCGTTGCGCTGTAGTAATAGATGGATTACTTGATACAAACAAAGCCTGTACTTCCTCTGGGGTTACGCTTCGATTGTACTTATCCATTGCCATGTCAACAACCTTTTTAATCTTACGATTGTCACCACTGAATAGTTTGTCTGGGCATTTAGCCCCACGATTGTTGTCATAGAAGTCCTTGTTCATAAGGCTTCGTATCAATGCTAGTTCCATAAGTTCCATTATATTGCTCCTAGTTTGTTTAGTTTTTCTACGTCTGTCGGGTTGCGATACTTCAAGTCTTGTTCAAGGCGCAACACTTTTACTTGTGGCACATAACCACGCAATTGTTTACCAATTGAAATAGTCTTTGGTAATGCGTCAGGGTCTAAAGCAACGATAGCCGTTGAGAACCGTGTGAGATAGTGCTTGTGTTCATCAAGCAGCGTAGTACCCAGCAATGCGACCCCGACAAATTTCTCATTGCCAACTACAGACGCACTCACACAGTCCTCAACAACCACGGCGACATCACCTTGACCACAGGTATAGGGGAGACTAGAAGACCCATACCTTCGCCATTTAGGGAGTCGCTTTGTCAACGCCCGACCAGTAGCGTCAACAATCTTGTTGTCATGTACGACAGGAAATACAATACGGTCTTCCTTTACATCATACATCAAGCCACACTCATCAATGTCAATACCCCACTCAGCACACCATTTAATTAGGTGTCTCTGATTACGATGGGCCACAACAAATGGTGGCAATACAAATTCTACTTCCTTTTCTTCTTGTTTCTTTTTCATCTGTCTGATATCACTAGGTGTCATACCAACACGTTTGCCACCACTGATACCACAAGATGCCTTGTAACAATTCCAAACTACATTACCACCAATATTAGAAATTGTAAAGGTTTTATATCCTCTACATGATGGACAATTGATGCGCTTAGATTCACCAATATACAATGTAGTCTCATTTATTATATCATTTAATGTATTATACATTGTATGTATCCTCATCTTTTGCGGCATCTAATGTGCTTTTACCATGCGCAGTTCGTTTTGTCAATGCATAATTTGCAGCATCGAATGTATTTTTTATGTAAGGTTTTACAGATTGTGGGTTAGCATGTCCTGTAACCGACATTATCTGTCCAATTCCAACACCTGCTTGGACCATTTCTGTAGTACCTGTGCGCCGTAAGTCCGACAGTCGGAGAGTGTCAGGCAACCCAGCGCTACGAATAAGTGTGCGTCCATGCTTGGACATTTTGTATATAGTATAGGGTTCGTACTTACCCTGAATAGGATAAGGACGGGGGGCAACGTACTCCTGAAAGCCGAAGTCTTCGTGCTGCTGTTCCAGCATATCCATAAGATCGTCAGAGATAGGCAAATAAACCTCTGCCCTACGCTTGGATTGCAGGATATGCACACGCCTATGCTCAAAGTCTATGCTAGACCATTTGAGTAGGCGCATGTCACCCACACGCTGACACCATTCATATGCCATCTGTGCTATCAGCCCAAGGTTGCGTGTGTTAAAGTCGCTATATGCTGTGTCCAGTAGTTGGACGATGTGTTCTTTATCCCACAGGGTGGTTCGACTCTTAGGCTTACGCCTGCGAACAGCATTGAATGGGTTGTTGTTGACCATCTCCATACGCAAGCCATGATTGTACACGACTCGCGCAATAGCCATTGTCTTGTTAGCGAAGTGGATACCTCTATCGCACCATGTGTTGTATGCAAGTTTGCACATCTTAGTTGTCAATTGTTTGACATCTAGGCTACGAAAGATTCTTCCTTCAACTTTTGTATCCAAAACCTGGCCGATTAGATATTTATAATCTGCTTTAGTTTCATCTCTCAAGTCATTGTATTCATAGGAAGAATAGTAATCACTTACCATGTCGTTGAAAGTAGTCATAGCCCAAACGCCAACAAAATAATCATACCAATTACTGCAATAATAATGTCCATGTATTTTTCTCCTAATCGCAAGAATCCCAACGTGACATAACAGCAGTGAACCTACCAGTGTTAGGATCATGTGTCATGCGTATAACTCTAGTGTCATATCCAAGGGGGTGATATCTGTTTAGATACCACCTGATCTTTTCGGATAGATCGTCCTTAGATGTAGCAACAAGTGTCTCCTCTAAGTTTCTAGGCATCGTCATAACTCAGGTCAAACTCATACCGAAGTGCAGCCATAGCCCTCTTCAAATCTCTTGGAACATCTGCGCTACAGATTTCATAACATTCAGAGAAGTCAATATCAAATGCGAGCAATGCTTTGAACGCATCATTTACTGCCTTCCATTGTTCAGGCCGCATCTCTGAAATCGCTACTGCAATTTCCTGCTTACGTCTTTGCTGTTCTTTTTCCCATGCTTTCAATTCTTTACTCATGTTTTCAAGTCCTCCAATAATTTCTCAACACGACTTTCTAGCACACTGATTGCAGTGTGTATGTGTCCAGTATCGTGGGGTTGCAGTTGCTCTCTTAGGAAATCAATCTCATCCATCAATACAGATGCGTGTTGCATAAGATGCTTCCTATCTATAAAAGGTTTGTACTCAGGCATTGATTGCTCCTTTCATCCAGCCAGGCATATCCCGACCATTGTTGTACCTTGCAAACTTAGATTTATCTGCAATGTAAAAGTTACGATATGGTGTAATAGGCCAATGTTCTTTTGTCTTCAAGTGATCCATGCCACTAAAACATTGAGGGTGCTTTGTTACATGATTGATAGCATGTGCTGGAACAAAGTCTCTACCCTTGGCTAGTGCTAGGAAATGTTTACCTGCTCCATGTTTCTTACTGTAGCGATAGGTATATTCTTTGAGCATTGCTGAGTATAGATTGAACGCATATGTGTAGTTTGCACGACTCTCCATAGCCCACAGAGTACATGGATGATTCCGATGTACAGGTCTGTATAGATCATGTTCCTCTGCATACTCTGGTGCATGATGCCACAGCGCAGTGCATAACATCTGCGCCTCTTCCAATGGCATCTTGACAATGTGTTGATCGCATAACTGTTGGGCTATTGCGATAGGGTGGTGGTCAATTAAAAACCGATTCATTAGGCACACTCCTTTGCTTCTTCTGCCCACTCTTGAAGTTGTCGAGTGATATCAAATACCTCATCTAATTCTGGCGACACTTGCTCTTCGTCAATGTTAAAGGATGCATCTAGGTATTGTTCATCTTCACTTGAGTAGTGCCACTCGCCAGCAAAGGCACAACCATACTCGACATAGTATGCCTCGACATCAAAGCCCTGCTCCATGAGTGCTTCATAGATAGGAATGGGGGGCGACCACGCAGTGTCAAAGGTGAATGTTACATTGTTATCATCACCATGTGACCAATCCATGTGACATGCATCCCACTTAGTTCCCCAATTATCAATCGACCAGTCATACCAATTTGGTATGCCTTTGCGTTCACACTCTTCACGTTCCTCGTTACCAAGTGCGCCGCGAAAAGTATTGTCTGGCATAGGTTTGATGTACTTAAACAAGTCACCGTTCTCGTCTGCACGAACCTGCGCCATGAGGTTATCAAGTACGTCAGCATCCTTGTGCCATATCGTCAGTCTGTTCTCACACCAATTTGGCATAGTTAAGTCTCCTCTACTGGTTGTTTACTACTGAATCGTCATAGTGATAGAACATATCCTTCACTTTGTCAATGTCTATCTTGAACCATTCATTGCGCCGTTCATCTGCATACTGCTCTAATGTACGGTGCATCAGGGTTTCAGCCTTGCGCTTGTCTTTCGTCTCAAAGGTACAGACAATCTCGTAGTCGCGGAATGGTGAGGATGTCTGGTATCCATTGAGTCTATCTTCTGCAATAGAAGCGCTACCAATCTTTACCCATTCAGGCCAAGCCGGATTGATGATGGCATATACATACCCCTGTGGCACACTATTGATTTCTTTGTGTGACCACGCATCATCCAAACTTTTGAAATTTCCTGGCTTATGGAGTGGGTGTGACTTGGGAATGTACTTACCATTAACAAACATTCGCGTCCGATTTTTTCTAGCGTGACTTTCAAGTCGTTCACGATATTTGAACCCTGTTGTAGCAGGACTTACATACCACCATTCACCGTCCTCAAAGACTACGTTGTTTGATTTGGCATAGTATTGGTCAATCTTCTGTGTCATAGTTAATCTCCTCTTCATAATCGTTAGTGTCAATGTTCTCATCTGTTAGGCCCATGACGCTGGTGTCCAGCCAATCATGGTCAAACATAAGTTTCTTCAGTCCTTCTTTCATAAGTTCTTGCATAGGTTAGTCCATCCTTGTAATAAAGTAGCCGTCATCAGTAGGCAAGGCAGTGATAGCATAGGGATAGAAGTATACTGTACCATCCTTTGTCTCCATCTTGCCTACATATTCTAGGTCATCGTCTTCATCATAGTTACTTTTGTATGACCCATTCTCTTGTACTTCGCCGCCGAAACGATACAACTCTCCAAAGCCATAGCGTTCTGTCATGTACTGAACAAGGTCTGTCTCACCTAGCAGGTTGTATTCAACAACCCAATGAGGT